CTCCGTCACCACCGAAAACGACCTTGTGGAGGCCGTCCGAAAGGGCCTCGTGAACGCGCAGCGCAACGGCTCCGGCCTCGTCTACAGCAACTTCTAATGACCCTGCCCTGCCAACCCGTCGTCCAAATCCGGCTCGGCACAGGAGCCGGCTTCGGCGACGTGTTCGTCCTCGGCGATCTTGACGACGGCATCCTTGGCGAAAACGTCCTCGGCACCGCCGTCGTAGACGTCGTTGACGTCTCGAGCACCGTTCAACGCATCTCGATCAGACGCGGCCGCGACCGAATGTTTGAGCAATACACACCCGGGCAAGCCATCGTCCAATTCCAAGACTTCACCGGCGACTGGAACCCTGACAACGCCGCCAGCCCCTACTACGGCCAAATCCTTCCGATGCGGCAAGTCAAAATCCACACCACCTACTCCGGTACGACCTACAACCTGTTCACCGGCTTCATCACCAGCTGGGACTGGACATGGGCTGACCAATCCGCCGACTACGCCATCGTCACCCTCAGCCTCATTGACGCCTTCCGACTCCTCCAGCTGTCCGAAATCACCGATGTCACGGGCGCAGGCAACAAAGACCTGCCAGGCACCCGCATCGGCCTCATCCTCGACGAAATCGCCTGGCCGGCCACGCTCCGCAACATCGACACCGGCGACACCGAACTACAAAATGACCCAGGAGACGCCCGCCAAGCCCTCGCCGCCTGCCAAGTCATTGAACAATCCGACCTCGGCGCCTTCTTCGTTGACGGCAACGGCTTTGTCACCTACCTATCTCGAAACGCCCTGTCGCAACTCGCATCAGGAACCGCGACCGTATTCGACGACGACGGCACCGACATCGCCTACCAAAACCTCGACATCAACCTCGACGAAACTGAACTAGCCAACCAAGTGACATTCACCCGGCTTGGCGGCTCCGCCCAAACAGTCTCCGACGCCACCAGCATCTCGGAATACTTCCTACGTTCCTACAGCCGCGACGGCCTGATGATGGAAACCAACGCCACCGCCCTCGCTCGAGCCACCAGCGTGTTGAACTACCGCAAAACGCCGCGCCTCCGCGTCGACTCGATCACCCTTGACCTATCCAGCGTGTCCAACCGAGTCCCAGCCGGCCTCGGGCTCGACATTGGCCACCCGATCGTCGTCAACCGGACCATGGCCGGAGGCACCAGTTTCGACGTTCGCGTTACCGTTAACGGCATCAGCCACGACATCACCCCCGAACGCTGGACCACCAGCTTCACTACCGCCTATCCGCTATCCACCGCGTTCATTCTCGGCTCCGCCCAATTCGGTATCCTGGGCACCAACACCCTCTAGGAGACACACATGGCCACCTACCCGCTATCAGAGGCATACGCAGACGGCCAAGTCCTCACGGCCGCCAACGTCAACTCGATCACCGAAGGCGTCAACGACATCGCGTTCGGCGTATTCAACGCCCAAACGGGCACCACCTACACTTTGGTCCTCACCGATGTCGCCAAAGTCGTCAGCCTTACAAACGCCTCGGCGATCACGTTGACCATCCCAACCAACTCGTCGGTCGCGTTTCCGACCGGCACCCAAATCCTCCTGTACCAGGGCGGCGCCGGCCAAGTCACCGTCGGCGGAGCTGGCGTCACCATCCGATCAAACGGCACGAAACTCAAACTGAACGGCCAGTATGCCGTTGGCGGCCTGCTCAAGGTTGGAACCGACGAGTGGGTGTTTTTCGGGAACACGGCAGCATGATTATCGCCGCTAAAGCGGCCACCAGTTCGGCCGAAGCCAAAATCGAAGCGACCGGCGGCACCATCACCAACGTTGGCGGCTATCGAATCCATACGTTTACCTCGAGCGGTACGTTCAGCGTTTCCTCGGCGCCAGCCGGCTCAACAGTTGACATCCTGGTAATCTCCGGCGGAGGTTCCGGCAAAGGCACGGGCGGCGCGCAAGACCCTGGTTCAGGTGGCGGTGCTGGCGGAATGCGCGAGTTCGCTGGTACTTCAATCTCGGCGACCAATTACACGATCACCGTGGGCGGCGGCGCAGCTCGAGACCCCTTCTACGGTGCCGGTACCCAAGGCACAGCTTCTAGCGGTCTGACCAAATCAACGTCAGGCGGCGGTGGTGGTGGAGCTGGCGCCGTGACTGGCGCAGGCGGCTCCGGCGGCGGCGGCCTTTGGACAGAAACAGGTTATGCGGGCACCGCAAACGAAGGTAGCAACGGCGGCAACGGTTTCACCGCCGGTTTAGGCCAAACACACGCCGGCGGTGGTGGAGGCGGTAAAGGCGCAGTAGGCGGCAACGCCGCCAACGGCGTTGGAGGAAACGGCGGCAACGGCGGCACAAGCAGTTATTCCGGTTCAGCAGTTACTTACGCCGGCGGTGGTGGAGGCGGCGGTCGTACAACTGCGGGAACGGCAGGCACAGGAGGCGGCGGAGCAGGCGGCGCCAACCAAGCAGCCGGAGGCAACGGCACGGCAAACACCGGAGGCGGTGGTGGAGGCGCAGGCAACCCAACATCAAACTCATACTTTGGCGGCAACGGAGGCTCCGGCCTTGTGATTATCAGGTACCCGTACTAATGGCACATTTCGCACAAATCGACAACAACAACAAAGTCACTCAAGTAATCGTCATCTCAAACGACGACGCACCCGGCGACTTCCCCGACAGCGAACCCGCCGGCCAAGCCTTCATCGCCAACCTCGGCCTTGAGGGCACCTGGCTCCAAACGTCGTACAACAACAACTTCCGAGGCCACTACGCAGGCATCGGATACACCTACGACCCCGAGCTCAACGAGTTCGTCCCGCCGACCAATGAGTAGGCCGTACACGGGATTCGACGGCTACACCAAAGCCGCCACACCCGGCCTTATTGCGTTACGCGACATCATCCTCTACCTCAACCCGCAGCTCCGCCACCTCGGCTCCTACGCGAAACGAGACATGAAGGGCAAACCCGGCCTGCCGTCCGTTCATGCCACCGGCCGCGCCTGCGACATTGGCTTCACCGCCAAATCCCACATCGAACCAGTCATCAAATGGCTGGTTGATAACGCCGACACCCTCGGCATTGAGATGGTCGCCGACTACCACCTGAAACCGTGGGGCCGTACTTGGCGTTGCGACCGGGCCCGCTGGAAGGTCTACGACCGGCGCACCATCGCCGGAGCTCCTGGCGGCCAATGGATACACCTCGAGATCAGCCCGACGCACACAGACCGCGCCGTCATGGACGCCGCCATCCTGAAAGCACTCGGACAATGAACCTTGCCAACCCATCCAAAGCCCTCATCGCCCTGGTCGGCCTGATCTGCTTGACCGTTCTCATCGCCGTCGACGCGATCGCAGCCGACTCCGGCCTGCCCGTTATCACGGCGATAGTCGGATACGCGATCGGCAACGGCATCGCCGCCAAGCAGGGCCAACCCGTCGACCCGATCATTGGCCGCAAACCCAAGGCTTGACCTCACCCGGGCGAGTCGGTAGACCGTCCGCACCCAACTGACGACCCGACCGTCGAGGAGGCAATCATGTCCATCACCCGTTTGGTTATTGGCGCTACCTGCGCCCTAGCCCTACTTCTCGCCTGGATAGGCCAGGACGGCCTAAACGAGGCTCCCAGGGCCACACAGGCCCCAATGGTGAGCCTCCAGCCCACACCACCCACCGTCACCACCACGTCGACCTCGACGACTACGTCCACGTCGACCACGGTGCCGGCCCCCACCACCACCGCATACGTCCCGGCCCTCGTCGGCCCCGACACCGTCTGCGCCGAATGGGCCCCCATGATGCTTGAGGAAGGCTGGCCCGCCGACCGCCAAGTGCTCGAGACCGCGCTGGCGATCATGTACCGGGAGTCCCGCTGCCAGCCGACAGCCGACTCCGGCCCCGACCACGGCCTGTTCCAAATCAACCGGTTCTGGAGCTCGGACCAATCAAACCCGCCGAACTGGCTCGCGTCCAAAGGCATCGCCAACAACCACGACGAGCTGTTCGACCCGCGCATCAACGTCCGCGCCGCGTTGGCGATCTACTACTACTCGCTCGAGCGCAACGGCGACGGCTTCCTCCCCTGGACCACCTACAGCGGCAAACCGTCCACTACTTCGCCATAGCCGTGTGATAAACACTCGGCCGTGACCCACGAACGGCAGATAATCGGCAAACCAACCAAAGCGTTGTGCGCCGGCTGCTCCGCCGTCATCGAAGGCCACGACATCGTCCGATGGGACGCAACCGCATGGGCCTGCTGGTGCTGGCCCTGCTTTAAGCGCCAATACTTGCCGAACCTGGCCCGACTACAGGAGCTCGACCAATGAACCTCGACAACTACGTCGACGTCCCCACCCGCCTCAAACTCGCCCTCGAGAAATGGCCCGACCTACGAGTCGCCGAACTCGACCATGAGATCATCGAGGTGGACGGCAAACCGTTCCTGGTGTGCCGAGTCACCGTATGGCGCTCCGTGGATGACCCGCGGCCGGCCGTCGGCTCCGCCTGGGAACCGCTCCCCGGCAAAACGCCATACACCAAAGACTCCGAATGGATGGTCGGCTTCACATCGGCACTCGGCCGAGCCCTCGGCTACATGGGCATCGGCATCACCAGCTCGATCGCGTCGGCCAACGAGGTCGCCGCCCGCCAAGACAACAAGCCGACCACCATGTCCCCACGATCGGCGGCCGAAGGCCCCAGCGAGGCACAGTTGCGGATGCTGAAGGCGCTCGGCTCGACGGCCCGACCCGCCACGAAGCGTGAAGCCAGCCAGCTGATCGACCAGCTCAAGTCGGCCGCCCAGCCCGAGGAGGACCCGTTCTGATGGTCCGCATCGACCTCGGCCCCGTCGACATGACGATCATCCACCAAGTCGCCGAACTACGCCAAGCCCGCTACGCCGACGTACCCAGCAACTACGGCACCGAACGCACGATCACCAAAGACATCGCAGGCGTCGCAGGCGAATGGGCCGTCCACCTCTACACCGGCCTTGAATGGACCGGCCAAGACAACGACTACGGCGCCGACGTCGGCGACCTCGAGGTCCGCACACGCCGCAGCGCCCTCGGCCGCCTCTGCCTCCACGACAAAGAACTCGAACGCAAGAACTACCACACCGGCCAACGCTTCGTCCTGGCCCGCTACCGCGGCGACCACGTCATGCTCGCCGGCTGGTCCTGGGTAGGCGTCATCCTGCGGCAAGGCGAATACATCGACGGCCGCACCTACCTCCCCAACCACCTGCTCCACGACATCGAAACCGTCCTGCTGTGAAAGTCAGCGAAGCCGCATTTCAGCAGGTCGTGATTGACGTAGCCCGATGGCACGGCTGGAAAGTGTTCCACCCGCTACCCGCGCAAAACGCTCGAGGACGCTGGCGCACCGCACAAGCAGGCGACACCGGCTTCCCCGACCTGGTTCTCGCCCACCCCAAACGCGGCGTGATCTTCGCCGAACTCAAATCTGCCATCGGCAAACTCTCCGACCGTCAACAAGCCTGGATAGACACGCTCCGCCAGGCCGGAGCCGAAGTGTACGTTTGGCGCCCCGCCGACATCGACCAAATCAAAGCCATCCTCAAGGAGTCCCGACCATGACCTACGACATGAACGCCATGATTCAACAAGTCCACGAAGCCACCCGCGCGATGGAACTCGCCACAACCCACATCCACGAGCTCAACGCCCGCCTCCACGACCTCGAGATCGAGAACCAGCGCCTCCGCGATCGCCTCTCGGCCACGCTGGATCGCATCCGACGGATGGAGGAAGGTGAATTATGATAGGTCAACAACGCCTGTTTCCGACGCCACAAACATCACTAACCACCGATGACTGGTACACCCCACGTTGGATTTTCGACAAACTCGAATTGACCTTTGACCTAGATGTCGCCTCGCCGCCCGGCGGAGTCCCATGGATACCGGCGCATCAATACCTAACTCAAGCCGAAGATGGCCTTGCGACCCCCTGGCATGGCCTCGTATGGATGAACCCTCCGTTCTCCGACCCTGCGCCCTGGATCAACAAGTTCATCTCTCATGAAAACGGGGTAGCACTCGTCCCAACGACGATAGGCAGATGGCAAGAACGCTTATGGCAGTCAGACGCCCAATGGGTCAACCTGCCTCCCATCAGATTTGAAAGCCCCACAAACGGCACGGCCAAAACCGCACTCCCAAGCCGCTGTTGGCTTGTCGGCTTCAACGTCACCGAAGCGCTCTCAAAGATTGGAAAAGTCCGATGATCGTCCGCGCCGCCCGACCGCACCACAATTTCACCGTCGTCCACAACCAGCTCATCGAGGACGACCGGCTCACCTGGAAAGCCCGAGGCCTGCTCGTCTACCTGCTGTCGAAGCCTGACCATTGGCGCACCACCGCCGCCTACCTCGCCTCCCAATCACCTGAAGGGCTTCACTCGGTACGCTCCGGCCTTACCGAGCTCGAGCGGGTCGGCTACATCCGACGCATCCGTAAACAGAACCCGAGCGGCCAATGGTCGACCCACACCGTGGTGTTCGACCACCCGCAGCCTGTGGATAACTATGTGGACAAAGTGGGGTACTTATCCACAGCCGAAGTCAGGTTTTCCGACGTCGGATAACCGCACTCCTTA